GTTTCCCAGTCACGATCAGGAGCGGTAGTTGAACTGTAGGCTATCCGTGTTAGTGTTGTTCACACCCAAGATAGAACCTGTCATCCAGTGCTCCATTTCACGAGAGTATCCGTTAGTGTCTTTGTAGTTCAACTCCAAAGCAGCGGCACGGTTGCCGGTCTTAGGATCTACTACAGTAGTCAACGGAATCATCGCACCCAAGTAGTCAGAACCACTCAACAATGTTGGGTCGTTCAACAACTTCCAAGAGTGCTTGTGGAATGTGTAACCACCACGCTTGAATGAATCGAAGCCGAGTTCAGAACCACGACCACCGAATGCACTGATACCAGAAGTCACGTCAGCGAAACCTGCAGCACCGTTCAATGACGCAACCATGTCGTCAATTGCTAATGCTTGAGAAGTGTTCACGTACATTGCGTATTCTGGAGCAGCACCTTGCTTGTCGAGTTCTTCAATCAAGATGTCCATTTCAGTGAAGTCATTGATTTCACCAGACTGTACAATACCACGGTCTTCGATAGCAGCGAAGTAACCTTCACCTGCTGTTGGAGTACCACCAATATTTGTAGTAGTCAATGTGTTGCCAATAGTTTGGCCTAACAATAACATCATTTCACGCTTGTCTAAGAAACGAGCACGAGTATCCATTTCGCCTTTCACGTACCAACGGTAGTCACCGTTACCTACGTTAACCCAACCAATGTTAGTTGCTTGAGAACCTGTAACCTTGAATACCTCTTTGATGATGCTGTAAGCATTGGTACGCTTGATTACGTTTGATTCCAAGTAACCGCTGTTTTGGTCAGATCCTTGTGCGAACAAGTTACCAATCACCGGAAGGTTGTAAGCACCAGTCGCTGCGGTAGCGCCGATGTTGCCGTTCAAAATCTCAACAGTGTAAGACGCTGTAGCGTTGTTGGCAACTTCACCAGTTGGAGAGATTGCTGTTACGATACCACGAACATTACCGTCCCATAGTACTACGTCATTCAAACGTAATACAGAAGCGTCGCTTGTTGCTTTAGTCAAAGTCAACGTAGTAGCAGTAGTTGCTGCTGTCGCTGCCAATGATACTGTAGCAAAAGCGTGCAAACGAGTTTCTTCCCAGTATTGAACCTCATCGGCGGTACCGCTTGCGCGTACGGCGCCTGTAAGGTTTAGGAACCCCGTTAGACCACCAGAGATTTGCTGGTAGCCATATGTTTTGACCAATTGGTCACGATTGTCGGGCTTGTTGATTTCATCAATGAAATCAGCCAACGACGTATATTTAGTCGGGTCTAACCGACGAAAGACAGCGTCTTTGCTGTCATTGTACACCGGAGGTGCTGAAGATGTTGCCATGTCTAATAATTTTTATAGCAGTTATTTTAAAAACATTTGCGGACGTCCTAACGCATCAAGTACTTGTTGTGTTATTGAGTCCTGTTGACTTGGTTGAGTGTTAGACTGTGGGCTCTGAGGATCAATGTTTGCTGCACGTTCAACGATGTTACGCTGTCCGTCGCTAAGACCCTGTTGGTAAATGCTCTGTATAATGCTCGGGATATTATCCGTCACAGTCCTGTGCATATTCCAAAGGTCGTGGTCCCATTGTCCTTCGTTGTCTACATATCTATCAAAGAACGAAGTCATGTCGCTGTTGGATTGTGCCAGGTCATTTCGATAATTCTGTGATACACCAAAATTGAACGAGCGTCCGTTAGGTAAGTCAAAGGCAATTTCGCCTAACTCCCCGAGTGAACGTGAGTTCGATTGCATCCAAGTATCGTCGAAAGGATTTGGTTCCTCCTCGGCTTGGGGTGAAGACTGAACCATAGGACTGGTGTAATCATTACGAAGGTCACCAATACTTTGTCTCGCCTTCTCTGCGTCAATCTTTAACTGAAGGTTTGCAAGTCTAACTTCTTCGTCGCTGTAGATAGAGTCATCAGTTCGGTACTTAGAGTTGATAAGTAAATCAACCTCGTCGTTACCTAATGATGGATATTCACTCGCCATGTGTACACGCATTGCAGTACGATCGTCCATTTCAGACGGATCTAATGACTGATAGCGGAACCAATCTTCCGGTGAACGTCCTGTCTTAGCGACAAAATCAGCAATGACTTGAATCCGTGGGTCAACGTCTTGCGCAGTTATAGTATCGGGCTCAATGGATTGCTCGGTAGGTCCTTCCGCTGCTTCACTTAGGGCCTGGAAGAAATCCTCTAATCCCGATTGGGTTTCATTATCTAAAGAACTTTGCTCCTGTTGCACATTGGGTTGTACATAATCCTGTACGTTTTGTACATCCTGTTGTACAGGAGCGGCTTCTTGTTGAACCTCTTGTTGTTGAACTGGTTGTTGCTCAACTGGTGCGCTCGGTTCTGGCGCTGTAGTTTGCTGAGGTTCCACTGGTGCTTGTTGCACTGGTTGTGCCTCTTGTGTTGGTTGTGCATCCGGTGCGGGCGGGGTATCTGAGATACTAAACCCGGCGTCCTGGATTGCTTGTTCCATGCTTGATTCTACATTGTCCATTTCAAAAAAATTTAACTGATTGTTGCAAAATTAAAAAAGAATTACTACGTTTAGGGCAGTGAAACATTTAACCGATTTACTATGAAACATTTCATTTTAAGCCTATTGCTCCTGTCTGGAGTAGTAGCAAAAGCACAGGGCAAATGGCCCACCGAACAGCGTGGAGACACCACGTTTACATTTATAACAAACCAGAATGTTCTTGAAAGGCTGAGGGTCAAATACACATGGGACTCTTTTGACGCTGGGTTTGCAAGAGACACGATGATGTACTCTTTCTTTAAGTTTGAAGATAAAGGAGTTGTCATAGGTGTACCGTATCACATTAACTGTGCAGTGATAGAGTACCCTGCCGAAAATCATGAATTAAAGTATCCCGCTTTGATTAAAACCGAGTGGTACCGAAAACGCCGTGAATGTGAAGAGCGAAGAAAGCGTAGACGTTAAACATAGAAAAAGGGAGCGATGCTCCCTTTTTTTGTTTTGTGCCAGTTTTTTTTCTATTACATACCTCGTTGAGTAAGCGGTAGGCCAAGTCGTATTCTGTCTTGCCTAATTATTTCGTTTTGTTCTTCCGCTGGTAAGTTCATGAAATTTGAAGAACGATCATATGGATCTACCAAAGTCCTATTCTTATCTCCAGGAGACAAAGCGCGTGGATTTTGATTCGGATTCATTTGTAGACGGTCTGTGAATCTTCGTCCAAAAATCTGCACAGCGTCGTCGTCTTGGTTATGTATTGTTCCAAACTCTTCTGCAGTTAACTTTGGTGCCACCAACTCCACGTCATATGGATTATCGTATCCGCTAATACCGAAAGTTCCGCCTTGGCTTTCTACTAATTTTTGTAGCGCTCCCAAAGCCTTAAGGCCTGCGGCTTCGTCTGAACCAAATTGTGCCTCGTACATATCGTATTCCGCATCTCTTACACCAGTGTCAGATTGGAAGGGCATATATCTTCCGGTATTTCCATAAGCGTCTGGGTTCATGTGCATTTGTGTCGCGTCACGGTAAGAATTACCTATAACCCTTCCTTGGTCCATGAATGGTTGCATCCTTTTGTATTGAGCATAACCCCTTTGATTATCTAACCCGATGTTCTGTGCCCCAAGGTCTTGGGCGTAACCAACAATTTTTCTAACATCAATAGGGTTTAAACTACCCATATCTTGTGCTCCAATGCCAAGCGCTTCCATCGCCTGCCCTAATTCTTGTTTTGTAGGAACTATTGAATAAGCCATGTCTGAGTCTACACCACCCGCTGTGTTTTGACCAAATCCTTGGTACGACTGTCCCTCGAAATTACGTCGTCCGGGAACTTTTCCTTTTTTATTAGAAGGGCCGTTCTGTCCGCCGTTTGCGTACATAGCCTTACCGCCCATGCGATACTTCATAGCACCGCCGCCTCCATAGGTATTCTTAGCACCCGGAACCGCTGTTCCTGGCATTCCGAGTTTTGATTTATTTACAGCCATGCCTTCGGCTGCTTTTGCTTGCTTGCCAAGCATCTGCATGGCCATCTTTGCTTGAGCCGGATCCTTCAATAGAGCCTTGAGGAGACCGCCACTTTTGTACATTGACTGTAATTTCTTGTTCATGTCTAAATGATTTGTATTGCAAATCTACGCAATACGGATTATTGTTTTAAGAGTGAATCACTTCCTGTACTTCTTCACCTTCTTCTTTATTTTATCTGGCTGAGCAACGAACTGCTTGCCCTTTCTGTTGCCTTCTGCTTTGGCTCTGTTTGTAGCAGCCTTCTCAGAAGGAGACAGTGCTTTCCATGCAGCGTCTGGTAAGTAGCGCTTCTTCCCTTCTGACTTGCTTCCGTCTGAGGTTCTCCACTTTTGCTTGGTCCACTTCTTTAGTGACTCCTGTGATTTCTTGAGCGCCATTAGTTTTTGTATCCACCGCCTGCGGCCTTGTATGCTTTGGCTAACATTTGCGCTTTGCGTGCAGACCACTGTCCTGCATTACCGCCCTTTGTCCCTGCTTTTATCCTATTGAATATACGCTTACGCATTCCAGGCTTGGTGTAATTACCTGCCTCGTTTACTTTGGATTTACCGCCCTTTCTATACTTCTTGACCATTACCACTTTACTTTATTGGCCCAGTACGCAGCAGACATCTTTCCCTTCTTGATATTCTTAGCGTGACGTGCTTTGAATGATGCACGCTTCTTCTTCATTCTGTCAGACTCACCAGACTTTGGCTTCCCCGCTGTTTTAGCCCCCTGCTCTCCGAATCGAATCAGTTTTACTTTTTCGCCTTCTTTTGCTGCAACAACGTGTGACTTCTTCGGGTGATCTGGTGTGCGCTTAGGCTTGTTGAATCCCTTCAACCCGTGACGCTTTAGAAAATTTGAATACTTACTCTCTGCCATACAGCAAATATAAGAACTTTACCTGAGGCTTGAGCCGCCGGCCCAGAGCACCAGGCTCTTACGTAGTCCGCTGGTAACAGGTGTTACCCTGTGTAGTAAATAGGATGGGAAGATTATCACAGACCCTTTTGTTTTTGTGGGCTCGACAATAGGGCCCCCTGTATTCAACTCAAGACTACCGCCTTCATAATCTTCGGGGTCACTCATTTGAACAACCAGGGAAATCTTACGCAAGGATAGTTCATCATCCCCAAGGTCTATGTGCCAATCGTAATGACCTTCCTCGCTTCCGTCGTACTCGGTGTATTGTATACTATCTGTTAAGCCGTGTAGTTCAAATCCCCATATCTCTTGATTTGCAATGGCTATGTATTCCATTAGTCTGTCGTACAACCAGTGCGTCTTGTATATAGAGTTGTTTGCGTCATCTGTAGCGGAAAGCCATTTGATGTTTGACCGTCTGTACTGACTGACGGTAGAGCCATCTTCCTGCGAATGTATACGTGCCGCAATAAATGGAAAAGAATCTGCGATGCTGAGAATGAGTTGTACTTCCTCCTCTGAGAACGCTTGCTCAAAGTAGTACCATCCAGCCATGTGGCGAGATGTGTCTTGATTAAAGTAAGGTGTTAAATTCATTGTTTAGGTTTTCTACAAAATGATACGAGCACATATCTCTCCCCCTTTACAACCGGTCGTGCTCCATGACGGTGAGTAATTTGAGACGGATGAATAGAAACACATCCAGTCTTGCCCTTGTGTAACTTCCTTTGTTTACTGAAGTAGGTACCTCCTCCCTCGTATCCCTCATTAAGAGCAAGCACACAGGAAATGTCTGCGTAATCGTGGTGCAGGGAAAGGTGTCCTTGTACTGTCTCTTCGTACTTGATTATAAAGTTCTCACTATTCATTACATCCCATCCCTTTCCCTCAAGGTGCCACATGTGTATTGCAACTGGGTACACGTACTCCTTTAGTATTCTTTGATAATACCACTGAAGCCCAAGTTCCGTAATCAACATATCTGTAGCGGGATAATAGTCGTGGCGCTTCTTGGTCCATTTGTTTGAATCGTTAGCCTCTTGAATCAAGAGTTTACAAAACTCCTCAGTAAACAACGGGAACGTATAGACATCCTCAAATGGTTCATCTACAATTAAATCATACTCTCTTAGCCTTGCGCTGTATGTTAAGAACCTTTCTACAAACTCATTGTACGGTATGTTGCGCAATAGTTCTTTAGTGTAGTCATACACCTTGTGTACTTTCGTTTCCTGGTCCTTCTGCTTGAACATGTGGTATTCTTTTTTTAAGGCTATTGCCCTTGTGTCTCTGGTGATATAATTGAGGTCACCCCTTGGGTGTTCTGAAAATGTAGCGCTAAGGAATTCATCTACAGCAAAAACATAGTGGCCAAACTCCTGCTCAAGCAACAACCTGCACCCCTCTCTGGTAAGCATATAAGAGTGAGTGCAGTACGTTAATCTTGGAATTACATGATGTTCTGATATAGGCTTTGGTTCCTCTGGGAAATTACAACCCAGATAAAACAGGGTCCAGTCGTAATCCGTTTTCAGCAAGTCTGAATTGAACTTATTAAGAACCTCAAAGTCTTCTTCTAATATTAGGATTTTTTTATACCCCTTATTGTATGCGTCTTTCCATACCTGTATGTGAGACAGCGCACACCCTGCTTCTCCGGGCATTACATTCCTGTTCCACCATTCGTTCTCATGACCTTCTATCTTCCAGTGATTACAAACCTCGTACTGATCTGGAAGGTTCTCTCCAGTGTGTCCATTACATCCTGGCATAATAGTAACAGCGCTGTCAAGGCCGAAGGAGGCGAACCGATTCTTTAGTTCCTGCTCTTTGTTTGTATCGAGGGTAATGATGTATGTCATATCTACCTCTGGCTCCCAATCCTTTTCCATTAAGTCCCTCCATTCGTTATAGACATTTACCCACCAGCGACTTTCTATATAGTCATCAACCTCATCCCAGTTTGGATTAGAGGAGTTGAATCCATTAATAGTTTCTGCCAGTCCTGCAATCGGGTTTACTAATGGCTTAACGTGATGAGCCAGCATCTCTAGCGCTGTTATACAGTAGGTTTCATTGTATTCGGTAGGGTAATACCAGGTCTCCATTCGCGACAAAAGACTATATAAATCTGCTACAGGAAGATTACCGTGATACGTTACATTATCCATCGACTCTACACGGCTCCTGTAATGTGCCTCAAAATAATCCACACCATACGACGGGGTACATATATGTAGATGGCCCTCAATATATTTCTTATCGAAATCAGAAAGGACGTTTTCTAAACCTCTTTCGGGATGTGATGTGTACACAAAAGAACCTGATTCCTTTTCAGCAACTGGCTGTATTAAAGATTTGTTTATACCATTGCCTATGACAGCAACCTTATTGCTGTGCACAAACGCTGTTTCTTGTTTTAAGAATGCTTTCTTGTGCCAATCCGTTAGGCATACAACCTTGTCAGTGTTGTTATACGCGTCCTGTATCTCCTGATCTGACATTCGCTCACCTCTATACCAGTAGTATGGCAACTCATTGTGCAGCCAGAATATGGTCTTGGTCCCTGGGTTTACTTTGTAATAATTTAGGTAATGTAAATACGATACACCAACGATTACGTCTGGGTTTTGTATTGTGTGAGATTTTGACAGGGGAACATACTGAACCTTTCCCATTTCAATTTCATTCACCTCACCCACAACAAACACCGTGTGTCCCTGATCAGCAAACTCTCTTGATATATTTATAATGCACTGCTCGGTTCCTCCGAGTCCATCTGTGCTTGCATCCCATGACTCTTCATAGTAGCCTGCATGAAATATTATTTTCATAACTCTGTGTTGAAAAAGAATGTTTGGAACAACCTGCCTGTAATCATATCATGACCGAAGTAGTCCATAGATGTGTGAAATTGTTTGCCTCTATATAGAATAAGCCTGTTGTAGACATTTCCAATTTGACTAACCAATTCCCATTTAGTTACGTCTTGAGCCTCGCTCTCCCACTCTCCGTTGTTTGCGTTTGGCTCTGTTAATCCAGTGGCTTTATGTCTATAGAAGCCAGTGCCTGAAGAAAGAGGGGCGTTAGGAGTTAGGTAAACAACACCAGCCCAGTGTGTATCTGCGTCTGAGTGTATCCAAGAACGATTTGCTGCTGTAGTAATTTGATAAGCACCGTTGTATTCGTCGGGCCAATAGGTTATGGCCCCAAACTTTGGGGCGACAATGCTTTCGATAATATCCTTTGCGCTCTGACTCCAAAGACTCTTAGTCCTGGCTCCAGGAAAGTTACCGACTACATTGAAGTCCTGATTGAGCGCAAACTGACGAACACTATCTGCATCCTCGTAGAAGTTGTCTACAATGAAGGTGTTAATGTGCATTTAGTGATACATATTTAATTAGTACCACTAAAGATAAACTATCTAATCCGTTTTAACAACGATAGAGTTGATAAGATACTCACCGGCCGCTAATGCATCAATTTGATTTAAAGCCTCTTGCTTCGTGGTAAAGTAACGTGTCTGATCAAAAGTAGAAGGATTATCTGGGTCGATATTCCACCCAAACGAACCTGCGGTGCTCAGTCGTGCACCTTCAATGGGATTCTCTATATAAAACTTTTCTGTTGTGGCCATTATGTTAATCGTGTTATAGAAATTGCTCCGTCATCACCATCGGTAGAGGTTACCTTGTGATTAGGTGTTGCGGGTCCGCCGGTTCCTAACAAGAATGTCTCAAACGTCAAATCATCGTTGGCATCTACTTCTATCGCAAACGAAGTTGCTGTTGTGCTTTTTTGTCCGTAGGTTGATTCTCTAAAATACTGAATATCATTCCCACCTTCAATTGTAGTTCCGTTAAGTTTAGCGGTTGCTCCAAACACACTTCGGCCCGAATATAAAGACTGCCATCCAATGTTCCATGAGACCAAGTATGTACCTGCTTCGTCGAACGTAATCTCATTGGTAGTAAAGTTAGCAGAAGTAGTCGTTGTGCCGTTGAGGTCTTGAGATGCTATCGAGATAGTAGCGCCGCTTGTTGTGTATGTCTGCGCTGTTTCGAACAAATACTTGTCTGGACTATAGGCTGCGCCTGCGGCGCCTGTAGCACCCTTATCCCCTTGTGGTCCTGTTGAGCCTGTAGGGCCTGTTGAGCCTGTCGGTCCTTGTGCACCTGTAGCGCCTTTTTGCCCCTTAGCACCTTGAGGTCCAGTCCCGCCAGTAGGACCCTGTGCACCAGTATCACCCTTAGCACCTTCCAGTCCAGTAGGGCCTTGAGAGCCCTGTGCACCAGTATCACCCTTGGCACCTTGAGGACCTTGAGCACCCGTCTGACCTTTTTGGCCTTTAGCGCCTGGAGTACCTGCGGGACCTTGAGGGCCCGTTGGACCTGTCGTTCCGTCTGGACCCACGGGACCTGTTGGACCTGCAACACCTTGAGGTCCTTGTGCACCTGTCGCGCCTTTTTGGCCTTTAGCGCCCTGTGCTCCTGTTGCTCCCTTCTGACCTTTGGCTCCCTGGGCACCTTGAGGTCCGCTTGGTCCATCGGGTCCGGTAGCACCGGTAGCGCCTTTTTCTCCAGCGTCTCCTTTAGAACCTTGGGGACCAGTAGGTCCTTGTGCACCTGTTGCGCCTTTGTCTCCTTGGGGACCAGTAGGTCCTGTCCCACCGGTAGGACCCTGTGCACCGGTATCGCCCTTTGCTCCTTGTGGTCCCTGTGGTCCTGTTGGTCCAGTAGCACCCTGTGCACCGGTTTGTCCTTTTTGGCCTTTAGCGCCCTGGGGTCCTGTTGGTCCAGTAGCACCCTGTGGGCCTTGTGCACCCTGGGCTCCTTTCTGTCCCTTAGCGCCTTGAGGTCCGGCTGGACCCTGTGCCCCTTGAGGCCCAGTGGGTCCAGTGGGTCCTTGTGCTCCAGTGTCTCCTTTTGCGCCTTGAGCACCTTGAGCACCCGTTTGGCCTTTCTGACCTTTAGCACCTTGAGCACCTTGAGCGCCCTGTGGGCCCGTGGGACCCTGTGGACCCGTAGCACCTTGTGCTCCAGTAACACCTTTCTCCCCTTTTTGCCCCTGACTTCCTTGTGCTCCAGTAGCACCTTTATCTCCTTGCGGACCTGTTGGTCCTGTAGCGCCTTGCGGACCAGTTGGTCCTTGTGCTCCAGTAGCACCCTTATCCCCTTGTGGGCCAGCGGGTCCTTGTGCACCTGTTGCACCCTTATCACCCTGCGGCCCCTGAGCACCAGTATCTCCCTTATCACCCTGAGGTCCAGTTGGACCCTGAGGGCCCGTTGGGCCTTGAGCGCCTGTCTGACCTTTCTGGCCTTTATCTCCCTGTGGGCCTTGGGCCCCTGTATTTCCTTTATCTCCCTGTGGGCCTTGAGCCCCGGTGTCACCTTTAGTACCCTGCGGGCCCTGTGGGCCTGTTGGCCCTTGTGCTCCAGTAACACCTTTTTGACCCTTGGTTCCTTGTGGACCCGTCGGGCCTTGCGGCCCAGTAGGGCCTTGGGCTCCCGTGACGCCTTTCTGCCCCTTAGTTCCCTGGGCTCCCTGAGGACCTACATCCCCTTTGGCACCCTGTGGGCCTTGAGGTCCTGTAGGACCCTGTGCACCCGTGACGCCTTTTTGTCCCTTGTCACCCTGTATTCCCTGATCGCCTTTAGTGCCCTGCGGTCCTTGTGGTCCGACATCACCTTTGGTTCCTTGAGGGCCCTGTGCACCGGTTACTCCTTTTTGCCCTTTAGTTCCTTGAGGTCCTGTAGGTCCTTGAGGACCTTGAGCGCCTTGAGCACCGACTTCACCTTTTTGTCCCTTGGCTCCATCAATACCTTTCTGACCCTTGTCGCCTTGAGGACCTGTAGGACCTTCAGCACCTGTTTGACCTTTTTGACCTAATTCACCTTTCTGGCCCTTGGCTCCTTCTTCACCCTTAACACCTTTGTCTCCAGTGATTCCTTTATCTCCGGTGGTACCTTTTTCTCCCTGATCACCCTTAACGCCTATCTCACCCTTGGCTCCTATCTCCCCTTTGGTTCCCTTATCTCCGGTAATACCTTTGTCTCCGGTCTCACCTTTAGTTCCTTTATCTCCCTGTTGTCCTTTATCTCCGGTGGTACCCTTCTCTCCTTGTTGACCCTTGCTTCCTTTTAAACCAATCTCACCTTTCTGACCCTTATCGCCTTGAGCGCCTTGAGCGCCCTTCTGGCCCTCGACTCCCTTCTGGCCTTTTGATCCTGTATCTCCTTTAACACCCTGGTCGCCTTTTGTTCCTTTGTCACCACGAACACCTTTGGCACCAGTAGGACCCTGTGCGCCCGTGACACCCTTCTGACCTTTATCTCCAGTGTCACCTTTACTTCCCTGGGCGCCAGTGGTTCCCTTCTGACCTTTGGTACCGTCTTGTCCTTTCTGACCCTTCGTTCCTGTTTGACCCTTCTGACCTTTTGAACCAGCACTACCTTTAGCGCCTTTGTCTCCTTTAGCGCCAGGTAATTGTTTAAGGGCACCTGTAGTTATCTCAACATTTGTTGAAGGAGGTACTGTTAAATCAAAGACAAGACCCGACCCCGCTGTTATTTCAACAGAGGTATCTCCAGGTCTAATGATTTCAATATCTATTCCCTTCTCGGCCATTACTGCACTATATCTTGTACTACATCAAAGGTTCCGTATAGCCACGTTTCAACAGTGCTATCAGAAATAAGTGTAGCCTGTAATCCATAAACGTATGTTCCTGCGTCAACCTGCATGTTAGTAGAAGATATAGTTACAGTCAATACACCTGCAGCAGTTCCAGAAATATTAATATTAGAACTTGTAATAATAAGAGGTCCATTATCGTATTCACGAACCTCCATTTTGTAAGTATATAAAGTAAGGTCTATCGCTGTTCCGTCTGAGTCTTTTACGTTTGATGTCAAAACAAAAGTATCACCACGACGAGCACAGATGTTTACTTGTGCTGCGCTGTTTAAGTCTACGTTAGAGGGGTTGCTGCAACCACAAGCCCCAGATCCACAAGATGAGCATCCCATTTTTTATGATATTGTTAGGTTAGTTACTATGTCTTCTTCAAGCGATGGTCGCTGTCCTTGACGTTGAGCAATTAGTTTGCTTTGTGCCAACGCTTGTTTATCTATTCTTTGGTCTTTGCGCTTCTCTGATTCAGCATCTGCCATCATGCGGTTACCGCTTTCTATCTGTTGCTCAACTACACCGTACTCTCCTTTCATCTTCTCGATTTGGATTTTGTACTGGTACTCGAGTTCAATTAACTGGGCTTTGACTTGTGCTTCCAACTGCATGCGCTGTGCTTCTATCTGCGCATCCATTTGTTTCTTTTGCATCTCCATCTGCGCTGCCATCTGGGTCTGCTGAGCATTTACCTCCGCTGTTGTTTGTGCTTGCTGCTGGGCTTGTTCTTGCTGTTGCTTGATTCTTTTCTTTCTGCGAACAACCAAGAGTCTCTCAGCCTGCTCAACGTCTTTGATTTGACGAATGGCAATCGCATCTTCAAGATCAATTTCTCTTTGCCCAAGTGCAATCTGAATGTTTTGTTCAAGATATTGTTTGTCTGAATCATTCATCTCAGTCACAACCATGACACCAAAGTTATACATAGCCAGATTGTCGAATGAACTTAGAACAGCCATGTTGGTTTCACCAACCGCGTTCGTATAAACTTTATAAAGGATACTCTCTGGCGGAATAACCTGTAGACAGCGTACAATATCATCACATACTTTTTTGTACAGAACCATAGCAGCATTCGTTATATCGAATATCGCATTGTTACCCGCAGCCATCGCCATCTGGTTTACACCTACGAGTGCTTCGCCTTTTGGTGTAGAGCCGTCCATCACCTCGTTGATGCCTGTAGCATCTCTAATCATTCCGAGGTAGTGGTTGTATAGCGCTACCAGTTCCTGAATGTTTCGGATACGGTTTCCGATTTCCCGAACAGGTGGGTTTTGGAATCCTCCTTCTGGATTCTTACTGCGGTAATAGAACACACCAGTTTGTTCGTAGATGTCCTGGATTTCTAATGGCTGTAGTTCTCCACCACGTCCAAGTTGTACGTTCTCTAATCCTTCAATATCAATGATGAGGCCATCTGGTTTTGCTTTAGCAATAGACTGTTGAAGTTTCAGGTGTGTGATCTGGAGCATGTCAGCAAATCCGATAACAGAGGATACCATCGACTTAGGTATCATTCCACGGATATTGGTTGCGACAATACTGTATGATAAACGTGCACGTGAAATGTCGTGTACGTTCTTAGGGATATTCTTTTTAGGCCCGTAGTTAAAGATGTGCTCTGTGCCTGTGATGTAGGAACCGCCGTACACGGTTGAGTTCTTCATGTACACTGCCTCTCTGTTATATACAGATTGCTGAGGTGCATTGTACTCATTACCCTTGTAGTAAAAACCAATGTTGCCGTATGCTGACTCTTTCTTCTCATAGATGATATCATCAACAGACATGTATTCAAAGTCGAGGATTTCAATCTTGTACTCGTCGTATCCTTGACGATACCTGGTTCCCGGTCTATCGTAAGTATACCCGGTAGTAGAGAATTGTGTAGGGTTGTTACCGTACTTATTCATCACTGTCTTGGCAATCTCCTCATACTGCGTTTCAGTGAACTGATCACCAGCAATACGCTTCAAGTCCATAATAGTGACGTACTTAAAGTGACCAGCGTAGGTTAGTTCCTTGAAGTTAGGGTCATCCGTATAGTTGTGAATAAACTTCTTTGGGTCTACATACTCTTCATTGATTCCGTAGTTAGGGTCGTTGCTTCGTTTAGCAACACCCATACCAAGAGTAGCCAAGTCTTCGACACAGCGACGGTAGATAGATTGATTGAAGTCATTCCACTTCAATGTCATCTCAGTAGCAAGTTGTGCAGAGATTTCTGCGTCCGTCTTTATGTTGGTGTCCAGGAATATCTCAGTCTCCTCTGGGGTTTCTGGAAGTTGTGATGGGTCTTGTTTTACATTGAGGCCAAGAGACTTAGCCTCTTCAATCATTTCGCGATTCTCAATACGTAATACAGTAGCATTCTTTTTCTTGTCCTTCTCTGTTTTAGAGAGCGGGTCAATAGCCTCAATCTGTGGGTACGGTTCTTTAGATAGAATCTTGTTTACAACAATCTTTACAAACTTAGGAACAATGGGCACTGGCGTGTAGTCCAGTGTCATTAGTGTTCCGTCCCCGTTGTTGTTATCAAGGGAGTTTAATATTTGTCTATAGATTGATGTGTCCTGCGTTCCTTGTGCGTAATCTCTACAGCGCTCGAACTCGCTGTTTCTTCTCCCATACAGGGAGTTCTGGTAGTCACTACCAATCCATTGAGCAAACATGGCCTTCGCATACGATAAGCCATATTCTTTAGACATCTTCTCCTGTACCGGCGCTAATGGATCAGGAAAGGATGACTGTCCGTTTTTGTATTCGTTATCCATACTCAAGATTGCTACTCATGCAAATATACCTCTTATTATCTTCGTATAATTATCTGACCTTTACGCAGGAACTGCTTGCCTGTGAAATCACTTTTTGGTTTTTCTGGCTTGTGTCCTTGCGCTGCAAGAAGTGCTAATCCACTTGATATAGAAAGGTCATATTTTGTACGATCGTCTATCTTGAAATTAATCCAATCCTCGAGGGTCCTTTCAAAGTACATCTTACCAAACTCAAGCGTCTCTTCATTGAGACCTATGTGTGCATGTATATATGATTCAATAGCCTGTGCGTGTGCCTGGATAACATCCTGTGAGTTAGATGGTATGCCTTTGGTCTTAGTCTTGCTTCCGTAACTTGACGTAAGATGAGCGGGTCTATCTGATAAGAAATGGTCATAACCCCTTGATTCAAAGTATCTTGCAATTCCGTATTTGTTATTCTCAATCAATACAGGGTAGCCATAAAACTTAGCAGCCATCAATATGTCTTCGTAGAATATCTTAGCCAGAGGTGGGCGTGACGCATACTCCGCCACGAACATATTAGAGGGATGAGTCATGTTGAATTTATTAAAGAAGTGACAAGCGCCCTTAGAGCCTCGACCGTCTACAGTGGCGTCAATGTCATAACTATCGACACCAGCGCAGCCCAGCCAGTTATTCTCTGGTTTAGTCTTGTTTCTTAAATCTACTGGCGGCATCCATGCTACCCTCCATCTCCCATTTGGATCTGGACTAAACATAACCTCGCTGTCTTGCACTCCGTTTGCCCAATTGAAATTACCTACAACAACTGGTGATGGAAACAGGTCTTGATTGTATTCTATCTGCTCGTATATCTTCTGTACATTAAACAGAGAAGCCTTGGCGCTATCTCTAAATGCTTCAGCCTCAGTGAATGGGAACTGTCTAATTACTTCATTGAGTTCGTAAGAATCTCCTGCCAGCCCTTTTCTTTCGTTTTTTAAGTAGGTCTTTGCACCTATGTTTATATACTCACCCTCGATTCCTATGATTGGTTTCTCTGGATCATCTACTACAGGCATACCGTACATATCAAAGAAGCCCTCCAGTGCATCGTGCGATGGTATAAAACATCCGTATAGACCCGTCTTCGTTCTTCCGTTTGCGTTTCTTTCATTAACATCGCTTGAGTAATACATCTCCCGGTACTGAGTGCCTCCTCGGTCCAATGGGTTCACTGTGCTACCTACCAATGCTTTGCCTACAATTTTTCTACCTACCAACAAACAAGTGCGCTGTATCCTCCATGCTTCTCGTATATCATTACCCTTCTCCCATTTACCTGCCTCATCCAGATACAGGATGTGTAGTTTCTCACCATCATATGCGTTGTTCGTGGTGTTCTTCCAGTTAATAATTGTGTTAAGCGCCTCTCCTCTGGAAGAAGTTTTGTTCTTCTTAGTAATGCGCTTTGAAGGCTCTCTAAAAGCAAGTTCCATCCTGGGGTTGGTAGTACCATCTTGAATAGGTTTAAAGAAGAAAGGTAGTGACTTATAGATGGGCACCACCTTCTTCATGAATATATTCTCCTGCGCATCTGATCCTGTCTTAGACATGATGCCCAGTAGTTTCTCCTTAACCTGCGTACCCTCGTTCACCAGGATAGCCGCCGACATGTTAGTGTATCCGGATCGACGACACTTTACATATATCTGCCCGATACAGCGTGGGTCTGCTACGCAGGCCTCAAGGTGTATGAATAGTTCCCTTTGAAAGTCGAGGTATAATGGGTATCCAATATCAATCTTACACCACTGTAGGAAAAAGTAGTGGTTTCCTGTGATATAGGTAGGTACCCCGTTGTTATAGAACCATACTCCATTTCTTCTTCTTTTATATTCTTGGCTAAT